TTCTGGTCAAGAGTACCGTCTATGTACTTCTTAAGGTTTTGGCCCCATCTCTTGATATCATCTTTCTTTTTCATGATAGACCTTGCCTTATTCCGAATCATTTCATATTGCTTATCACAGCCATCTCCCCAAGCAAGATCATCCATATACCCAGTCTCAGATTGAAGGAATTTAAGATGGGCCTTTACCCTATCCACCAGTGAAGTTAAATCGTTAAAATTATCCATAGAAGCATTCTTATCATGGCTTTGTAATATCTCATTAGCATTCATGTGAGCTGTTTCAATAATATCGCAAGCCATGAAGATAGTTATCATGTTTTCTACTAGAGATTGTAATTTATCTTCAGGTAGTCCAAGCTCTGATAACTTGACAGTCTCTTGTACTGTCTTATCGTAGGACTTAAGATGGGTTTGCTTAACATATTCCCATTGTGCCTCTATTTCCTTCTTAACATTAAGAGCTCCGATAAAGTCTCTACTCTTTTGCAATTGAGCAGCCACCTGATCCAACTTCTTGATAGAAGGGTTGTTACAGAAAGCTAATCTCAACTTCTGCTGTTCCTTAGGAGGAACTTGATCCCAGGTCATCATCCTAACCTAACTTCAGAAGGGTTAACATATACCAATGTAGCTGATGATAGAACCTTACCATTATACATAAGGCTAACCTTCATACCATCTGACTTAAGAGAAAGCTTATCGAATATACCTTCTAGCTTTCCAGCATTAGCCATAGAAATAATACGTTCTGCCTCCTTCTGTTCATAAAGGTCTTTGTACTCAGCTTCTGAAAGCTTTTTGTAATCCAAGTCTCCGAAATACTCCTTCGAGAACTTGATAAATTCTTTGTCTGTCATAATCTTATTATTTATAATTAATGCCTATATGCCTATTAGCTAATGCTTATTATCCAGACGGAAATAAGCATTACTTATTAGTTAATTCTTAGTAATGTATGATAAGGCCTAATGCCTTTCACACCATTTACAAAGTCTATCAAATTTACCTTTTTCGAAAAGGTGTTCTGGTATCTTTTTATATTCCTTTCCTCTCATTGTATTTTTAAACTTCTTAGTAATTTGTATAACTTTATAACCTTGTTTCTTATATGCACGAATTCTAGCTCTGCTATGTCTGCCTAAATAATGCCCAGGATATTGAATATCATCTAAGTAAGCTTTAGATTTTGATTTATGCAAACGAACTAATCGACCAAGGAACTGAATTGTTTTTTCCTCTGCCTTGAACCCACTTGCATTTATCATTACTTTAAGTAATGGAAAGTTTTTGCCTCTGGCAATGATAGTAGTGCTTACAAGAATTGCTATCTTTCCTTCCCTGAAATCACTAAGTATTTGTTTTCTTTGTTTACTAGGAGTATTAACGTGAACATAGGCTATTGGTAACTTTTCCTTATTACGAGCCTGTATATACTTATATAGGTATTCACAATGCTTAATGTACTTACATACTATCAACATTGGGAACCGATTATAGTCCTTATTAAATTTAACCCTATCATAAATCATTTCATAGGATTCGGCATTTTCTATAATGGTATCTCTATATTCATCACCATAATTAACAGCATCTGATTCCCAATTACCAAAATAAGGTTTATAATCTACAGCTTTAACTACAACCGGAGTAGCATAGCCTTTCTTAGTACTATCTGCTAACTTAAATTCTGCTAGCTTTGGACCAAAGAAAGCTTCCAGATTCCAATTCTTAAGTTGATCCTTCTTAAACTTACTAAGGTAGATTGTACCTGAAAGACCTATTCGTATACGTGTATTCCATAAATGAGTTAACACAGACTGATAGGACTTGCTTCCACCTAAGTCAGCCTCGTCCACTAATACCATATCAATTTTAGTTAACTCATTCTGAAACTTTCTAATATTCCTTGATAGAGTTTGTACCATACCTATATTGAAGTTAGTCCATTTACCAAGTTTCTTGGTACCTTGGATAAATGTAATATCCTCATCTGGTAGGTATTCTTTAAATTCTGATCTAGCCTGGTTAAGCCAGTCGGAGTCATTAGTTATAAGTAAAGTACGTAACTGTCTCTTGTAGGTTAAATATAATGCCGTCATAATAAGAGTCTTACCTGTACCTACTGCATAATCTAATACTCCGATTTGATAAGATGCTCCTTGTGCCTTATTATTAACCACTGCCTCTACTGCTTGTATTTGCTCAGGCCTAAGTTTGAAGTTAGTAGTTTTAGTGATTACCTTCTTGACCTTAGGTAAAGGTTTACGTTCATCAACTACCTTTACCTTCAGACCATAAGATTTACATAACTCAATCACTCGAGGTAACATACCTATTTTAAATATACCCCTCTGATTTATGAAATGTACAATTCCATCCCAATTACCTTTAGCCTGACGCTTGAGATAAAAAGTATTAGGATGCCTTACAGATAAATCTTTATAAAGTCTCAACCCATATTTCTGAGGTATATCAACTTCACAAGTATTACAGTTTTGAATAATGATTGTCATAACTAAAATGGTAAATCGTCATTTTTATCGTTTATCTGATTCCATAGATTCAAATTCTCTTCAGGAGGAAGTTCCTCTTTATGCTTCATCTTATATAGATACTTATTATATCTCTCCAAAGCCTTGTCAGAAAGTAAATCATTAATTGAAGGTACTCCGTTAACAAAAGCTAAAGCATAGAACTGAGCATCTATCCACTGCTGTATTCTCTGAGGCTCTTTTAATTTTTCTCCAAGTCTCTTAAAGATTACCAGTTTACTTGGATCCTTTTTATTATCATATATACCTGTTACCTTAGCGATCTTCTGTATATAATATTCAAAGCCTTGATTAGTGAGCCAAGGATTGGGATCTTCTTTAAGCTCCTGCTCATCACCATACTGGGTAAATATATTTTCTGACATAGATACTAAACGTTGTAGGAGATTACGATTGTTACCTTCCATACGTGATATACCTATCTCAATATATTTAATATAACCTTCTCGTGTGTCAAGGTTGAAATCATTACAGAAGTTATTACAGATATTGGCAAGGTTTTTACAAGTATCCCAATCTCTGCCAGATCCTTCATTTATTTTCTTTACACCGCGATGCTTCAATTTTATTCGTTCTGCATATAATATATCGGCAAATAATGCAGCATCCCCGGTATCTGCTAGTGTAACTTTGTTTACTTGTCTTTGTAGTTTCTTATTTGAAACTGTTATACTTCTAGTATTTACTGCCCTACGTTTAGCCAATTGAAAGAATTGGTTTATAGGAACAGAAATATCCAACTCTTTGCATATTTCGGCAAAGTTGGATTTGGTAATGTGAATACTGGGCTCCCTGTTCATAACGTTTAATATTAAATTTAACCCTTTGTTATCATCATATTACAACATATTAGTTTGCTTACCTATGAATTTTAAATGTTTCAATATAAGTTTATTTATTTCACTATCTGACATATTCTTTGTATCCTCAGTTATATTACAATGAGCTACTTCTTTTAACCACCTAATAGCAAAATGAGGGTTACAGCAAGCATAACCTAATTTTGAACAATAAATACGTGAATTTTGAAATACTGGGTAGGCTCCATGTAATTTACCATTTTTATCATAAAAATGATCACAATGTTCATTAAATCCCTTCTTTTGAAGTAATTGAGCAACTTCAAAATCTATAAATTGTTCTTTAAAATACTCTTTAGTGAGTATACTTATACCTTCTCTGATCATATCATAATTCATTCTTTAATTTTATTAAATCTTGATAGTCCTGGTATCTAGTTTTCCATACGAGTTTCATTACTTCTTCTACCACCTAATACCATCCTTATAGTCTTTTATAATTTGGGTTATATGCCTTTTACTTATACCAAAGATTATACTTAGTTTAGGTACAGGTACTTTATAATTTAATCTCAAGTCTACTAACATATACCTAACATTATCTTTAATCAAAGAACAAGAGTGTTTTTCTCCATGTTCACATAATACTCTTGGAGCAGATAACCTACTTTCATTATATGCTTGCTTTATATTATCAGACTGTGTACCCCATTTGAGATTAGACACGTAATTATTGTGAGGGTTATTGTCTAAGTGCATTACTAAAGGTAGGTTATTAGGATTTGGTATATAAGCTAAAGCTACTAATCTAGATACCTGTTCCCACTTATAATCTCCATACTTATTTTTCATCCTTACCCTTAACCTATTAGTATTACTAATACTTGGTTTTCTAACTTTCCACTTATCTGACCTCTTACTAAAAACTACTCCGTTTCTAGTTACATGGTACTCTGGATAATCTTTCAAGTTTGGTTCCATCAGTTTCATTCATAATTCATTCTTCATTTTAATTAAATCATTATAAGATTGGTATCTGGTTGCCCATATAATCTTCATAGTCTTTTTTCTTCCCAAAGAGTTTGCATCTTCGTTTTCTGGGAGATATACAACTTTAACTGACTTAAAGTTAACGAGTTTAAGAGCAAGGTCGATGGCCTTATCTTTTGCGTCCGGGTCCAATAAAAGAATAAAACGTCTGACGGAACTTTTGATAAGTAGGTTGACCTGATAACGACTGACGCTCTTGCCCATAGTTGCAATCGCTCTTTCCCCCATTGTAAGAGCGTTGAAGACTCCTTCACAGATGTATATTTGGTTATATAATTCCAGAGCATCCACGTTGTATATAAGGAATTCCTTCCCAAGACCTGTAACTGATTTAGGAGGGTTGTTGTATCTAGGCCCGTTGCCAATGACAAGTCGCGCATTGAAGTACGTAAGTCTTCCTTGGGAATAGAATGGTAAGATAAGATATCCCATGTAATCTCCCTTGGCACAGTAGCCCACACCCAACTTCGAAAGTTGTTGTGTATCAAAGCCTCGTTTCTTAACGTAAGATTGCATGACTTTGGAGGTGGTAGAAGTACCTTGGTTGATGAGCCTAAATCCTTCTGGCAAATAAACCGGCTTGGGCTCAGAAAGTTCAACCTTTGTCTCGGTAAAAGATAGTTCACTGAAGTCACCATGTTTTAAGAATGTTATAAGTTCTGCATAAGTATCTAAGGTTTCTATGTCCATTACCATTTGAGCAGGAGATGGATGTTCTCCACACCTAAAGCAATTAGTTCGGTAAGTTGTAAGGTTAACTCCCATTTTCTGTTCCCTACCGCAATATGGACACACAGGAACTCGGAGCCAACCATTCCTATATTCGTAAGCTCCGAGTCTCTTTACAAAGTAATTGTAAAGCTGTGTTTTGAACTGTTGAGTTATCTTAGCCATGTTTAGCCAATAAAATTATAATAACTATGATCCCACCTAATACTGCAAATGGAACTATAAAGTCATCCCAGATGCGCTTAAAATCTTGTTTGTCCATCTTCTTTGTAAGTGTTTAAGTTTATCTAACGGAAGTGTTTTTAAATATCTTGGGGCTACTTCCCTTATTAAATAAGAATAGGTAGTTTCCCAATCTGGTTCTTGAGAGAAGGTTTGAGATGGTATAAGTATCTCATATCCTGGCATTGCATCATTAGCTTGACCATCCACTACCGAGAATTTTACATATCTATAAAAATTCTCAAGCTTAATCCATTTAGGACCTACGCTTTTTACAATATAAGTTTCATCCTTATACCTTGTATCTGAGGTATGTAGGATTACTTCATCTCCTGGCTTTAAGTCTGAATATTTCATTTTAATAGGTTTATTAAACTTACGTATATAACTCCTAATCCTAGACTCCTTGATAGAGTATTTATTGTGTATAGTTTTAATATCTAGACCTCTCATATAGTCTAATACTACATCTACTTGAATATCCATAGTATTAGCTTTTACACCCTTGGGTTTAAGCCTACCGTCATGAAAACACTGTTGGATGTTATCTTTTTGGGTACCCCAATAGAGATTATCTATAGAAAAGTTTAAAGGATTATTATCACTATGACATACAAAGGGTTTATTGTCAGGATTAGGTATATAAACTAAAGCCACTAACCTAGATATACCAGTACGAACTCTCTTACCATCTTTATTAAATACCATTACACTTGACCTACCGTGTATATTACTAGGGTGTACTTCTATCCAGCCCTTAAGTAATTTCCTATATAATTTACCAGAAGAAGTTAAGTAATAACCAGGATAATTCGGTATATTATCTTTAAAGTTAAATGTCTCCTGTTCTGGTAAAACCTTGTTCCCCTTTTTCCTTCCCATGTTCTTCTAAAGCTTGACGTTTTAAAGTATCTTCCAAAACAGAACTATAAAGCTCATCGTACTTTTTCCTTTGCTCTCTAGTAAATTCTACTGCTCGTTGTCTTTCGATATCTACTTTATATAATGCTCTTCCAGTTGGTTTACCATCTCTCATTACCACTAATTCAAGGCGTTGGATTCCATCTTTCTCTTCCTGTTCTGTACAGTTAAGACCAAATATTGCCACTGAGTTTCTTACAATATCTACGCACTTAGCAATATCATTTTCCTCATACCTAGTTTTACGATGTTTATAAGCATTACGAGTAACATGATTAGCAGTCCATATACAATCAAGGTCCATATCTTCTGCAAGATTCTGAGCATCTATGAAAGCATTGCCGATTCTTTCAAAGTCATCCTTATCTCCAGCTATACTTGCCATCTTTGCCAGATAGTCAATCATAACTACCTTAACATTTATACCTTGAGATTTAAGTTTAAGGATTCTATCCCTTATATAATTACAATCTGTAACCATTGCAGGGACTCTTTCAACTATAAGCTCAACCCCAAATCTTGCCAGCTTCCTAATGTGCTTTTGCTCAAGCTTATCATATTCACCTGAGTATATTTCCTTTTTAGTTTTATTAAGTGATGACTGAATGAATCTATCCATAATCTGAGATTGACCGTTCTCAGTATCTATGTATAGAACTGTCTTACGCATCTTAAGATAACCTATTGCTAGATTAACCAAGAAGAATGTCTTTCTTGCTTTTGGTTTATCCAGTAATACTGCTACTGAACCTCTTGCAAATCCACCAGCATTAGTTAACTCATTAATTTGCCTTGAAGGAGTAGGAACTACATCTGGATCAGACTGACGTTTAAACTGTCTCTCTACTACATCTCTAATCAGATAATCTGGTTCATCCTCTTTCTTAGGCTTTGAATGTTGTAAGATCTTATCTATCTTCTTACTATAAGTTTCATACTGTTCGAAGTTATCCAGATCAAAAGAATCATTAAGATTCTTCATCTCAACCCAAGTAGAGAACTGATATATCTTTTCCTGAATATAATCAGAATCTTTTAATGGCTCGTTATATAAAGCCTTCACCACTTTATTAATTCCTGGGATATCTTCTGTTGTTACAAGGTCAGCATAATCTTTGCTCTCTAGCAATTCTTTAATAACTTGTTTAAGAATATTCTCTGACGGGATTCTTTTTTTCTTCTTGTAATAACTAAATATGCCCTCGGCAATTATAGAATGCTCTATTAACACAAAATAATTAGGCTTTAACCTTTTTAAAGCAAGCCCACCTTCTGGATCTCTTAAGAGATATTTTAGTACCTCCGCTTGGAAATCAGTACTGAATGAGAATTGTACTTTCTGTTTCATTTCGTATATTTATATAAATATTTATAATACATAATAGATCCTTAGTGTTCATGTGTAATTGTGTAACTGGAGCTAGAACCACTCTACACATCCAGACTACCAACACAAGAAAAGTATTTATTTATTTGCATAATTCATTTTTTATTATTAATTTTGCAAAGTTAATTTAAAATTTCAAAGGATATGAAACTTGACAAAACGATTGGCCCTGAATTGCATAGGATAAGACCTCTCAAAGAATATGATGAAAAGGTCTTTGCCAAACTGTACAAGCTTTGCAAACCAGTTATCAAAAACTTGGTTAAGCAAATTGATTGCCGTAGATACAATGTATCAAAGGATGTTATTAACTCTTATTTCTGGGATAAGATGTTATTTTTATTCAATAGATACTACGAAGAAAGTGAAGGAAATGTTGAGTTCTTGAAAGCTCACATATTAAGAGGTTTATCAACTTATAAGTATCACCTCTTGCAAGAAGCTTACTCTGAAAGAGCAGAGTACTTTCAAAGCTTAACTTCACTTGATGAGTTATATGATAACAATAAAGAGGATGTTACTATGGATGACGATAGTACATATAAAGAAGAACTACTTAAGACTTTATATGATTACATGAGTCAACACCTTTCTCCAGATGCTATATTGGTATTTGAATGCCTAATGACTCCAACCGCTTTCTTATTAGAAAAGACTGACAACGGTAGAGTTCGTATAACTAATGCTATGCTTGCAGAATTCTTTAACCTTCCTAAAGCCAAGACTTCTATACAATACATATCTGATTTAAGACATGATGTAGAGTATTGGGAACAGAGAGCTATGAAAGAATTATCACACAAATAAAGGGACCCAGTCATTACAACTGAGCCCCCGTCACAACCTAAATTTATGTATGGAAAACAAGGAAGGTTATTCAAGTGTCTTAATAATAAAGGCTACTACTGTAAAAGCAGGGCGATTATCAATTGGCTTATTACCACCTACAGTAGAAGATAGGTAAGCTCTTGCAACACCTTGGTTACCAGCAGATCCGGCAGTACCAGTTACTACTTCCTGATTAACATCAGAAGCTACATAGGGTTTTGGGAATCCAGCTTCTACAGAACCAAACTTACCATTTGCTCCATCATCTCCAGTGTATACGTGAGTATGTTTTGGTATATTGTTAATCTCCAGAGTGAGACTGTTATTACCACCTGTTACAGCTGGAGTCTTATACTCAGAATCATTAGTACTCAAACCTATTGGGAACTTACCCATTAAGTTTGGCTTAGTGATACTTGGGTTGTGAACCGAAGCCGTACCATCGCATAACTCCCAACCATAAGGGATAGTAGATGTAGAACCATACCACATAATAATGGTACCAACCGGTAGAGATACAGAAACTGTTTCAGTCTTCTCATCGCTTTCAGAAAGGATCTTCTTAAGATAATCCCGGAAAGAAAGATCTCCCATACCTTCGAAGATCTTATACATATACCTTAACAAATCCTTGTTGTGATTTACATCAGCCCAAGAATATGTAAGAGGCATTGGGAACTTTCTTTCGTAAGGTACAATAATGAACTTCTGTAGAGTTCCAGTCTCTGACATCATATCATTACCAGTACCATAGATACCTACCAGAACTACATCATCAGTATTAGATGCACTTAAACCTGTAGCTGCAAGAGCTGTGGATTCCAAATAACTGTATGACAGTTCGGTATCATCCTGAGGATCTGCATCTTCATCCAAACTCTTAATTACCCTTGATCCCAGAGAAGTAGGGTATTTGTAATCTATAGCTTTCTTATAGAGCTTAAAGAAAGATACAGATGACTGATTCCAATAAGCTTCGTATAAGATAGGCATCTCTACATTTACATCCTCTGAGTAGGCATGTCTGGCGATTACAATAATCTCAGGATAAGTACTCTGAGTATTACTGATGGGAATGGTTATGTGGTTATCAGAGTTTACCTCTATATAACCATCCTTAGATACTATACCAAAATTACTAACCTCATCACCTAAAGCTTGAATCATAACTCGTTGAGACATCTTGCTCTCAATAAGTTTACCAAACTTATCCCGGAACTCCTTAAGTTGAGTATCTCCGGCATTAGGAGTAGGAGTTAACTTAATATCAGTACCATCAATAGTAAAGCCTCCGTATCCAAATAAAGGTCCAGGGCCTTGTTGAAGAGCAATAGCTTCTGTGAGCTCCTTTGATTTTAGTTGGCTTTCAAAGCCAAAGTAAGTTTTAGTTGCCATTTTCTTTTTTATTATTTTCGTATTGTTTACTAATATCATCTATGGCACTCGCAAATTGCTTAAAGCGTAGTGTAAGAATAAATGCAAGCAATTTCCAGAAAGAATATTTAACTTTAATATTATGTAATTCTAGAATATGCCCATATATACTATCGATTTCGAAACCATAGCATAATACCATAGCAGTTATAGCCGTTATAATTGGATCTACACCGTACGGTTCAGCAATAGCTTTACCTATTGTTACACCGATAAAGATGTAACATAAGTAATCTATTAGTTTATTAAATGTTCTCCTACCAGCCCTGGATCTTCTTACCTTATCTCCTCGGTGTTTGGCAGCAGAAACCCCAAACCATAAGTCTCCAATAATTAGTACCAAAGCTAGTGTGATCATCCATCTCATGTCGTAGAGTAAACTTTGCCACTCTGCTAAAAAACCTATAACTGTTGTTTTCACAGCTGTATTTGTTGTTGTATTAGTATCCATAAAGCTTACTCAGTTTGAACCTTTACTGTCCAGTCAATATCCTCAGATGTAGTAACTACCTGTACTACCTTTTCACTAACTTCAGCCCAAGCCCAACTTAGATACTCATCCGAGATACCGTTACTGGTTAGAACTTTGAAATTAGCAGAAATTTGTACACCTGACTTATTAACAATAGGTATATAAGCTCCTGATTCGTATTTATATAACCTAAATGTATAAGTACCAGGTTGATAGGCATAGAATGAGTATGGTAATTCATATTTACCATCAAGCTCAACTCCCTGATTATTACTAACCGTAACGCATAAATTCTCTTTAGTGAATTTAGCACTACTGATAGCAGTGACTGTAGTACCTACTGCTGTACCTTGTAGTATAGCCAGCATTGGGTCAACTAAAAGTGAATAATCAATATCCTCTTTTACACTTAAGTAGGCATAGTTAATGGTTTTCTTATCAATATCTAATTGGTTAATCATAAAGAGATACTGGCCTGGTTCTTGAGGACCTTGAATTAGTTCTCCAAGAGTATAAACTGTACCAGTGAAGAGCCACCTACCGGTATAATCAGTAGGTTCATATACCCAACCATGAGCCTCAGAATTATAGGATCCTGGGAATCCCCACTCCTCTGGAGTAGCCTCATCCAACCAGTGTGGATTTGGAGTACCAGTATGAGCTTGGTTATCAATGATTGGTGGTAAAACCTTAGGATAAGCTACATTAGAATTTTGATCCCATTCGCTTCCATCCTTTACAAGCTTGTACATATAGACTCTGGTATAACCAACCTCATTATTAGTTAACTTAAGTCTAAATGATGGTATATCTACTGCAGGGTTATACTGAGCAAGTCTTACAGAATGTTTATAATCTGGGTTTGTTTTATACCAACCCCAAGTAAGTTTACCAGTAATAGGATCTACATCGTAAATCTGACCAGCAGGTGAAGTCCAAGCTTTACTAATAACATCTACATCGAAGTATAGGTTACCATCGAACTTTTGTGGAATGTTATAAGCATCAATGACTTTATAGGTAGGACTGTTAGGCCATACTTTGTTTCTGGCATGGAGTTCTACGCAATAGAGTCCAGGGGGATAGTTGGTAGTACCAGAATTAGACAAAACATAATTACCATATCTCCAAGGTAATTGGATAGTACCCTGAACCTTGTAGTTAGGTAAGGTGTTACCAACACTATCAACTAATACTTCTGTAACTGCAGTGTATGATCCAAGGAAAGTTCCAGTATTAGGAGTAGCTCCTCTATACAGTAATACCTCAAAGTCAAAAGCATTAGGATCTATAGTTAAGATATCATTAGCCTCTACTATTGACTTATCCAATGTGATAGCAAAGTTAAAGCTCCAATTACATACAGTACCACTACTAACACTGTCTGGTACTGGTATTTTAGTACGAAGCATATAACTCTCATCATCAGATCGGTCATTATCAAATACCTCTAAGAAATACTTTTCATTGTACTTATTAGATTCTACGTTGATATCTACCTTATTACTAGATACACCGTCGAATACTTGGCTGGTTCCATAAAACCGATAGTGGCCTGGATCATCAAGGATAATTTCCTCTCCATTGTTCCAGTACTGAGTTACAGGATTAGAAGTTTCCTTAATAAGTATCTCGTCATCGTAGAGACCATGGTAATCTACATACAAAGTATTTGAAGTATCTGTTGGATCCTCTTGTGTGATTGCAGCCAGACCAGTTAACAATCCAATATACCTAACACTAGTACCAATTCCATCGACTAAAGCTCCGTTAGTAGGACCAATAGATTTATTTGGTGTTGGGTTAGATATAATGAACTGGTTAATAAGTGGGCTGCTACCAGATCCAAGTACATTCCTACCATACTTGTATGTATAGATATCCTCATTGTCTATATCCTGAGTGTAATCTTCTTCCTCAGCTATTATATTACCAGTAACTGGGTAGAAATATACAGTCTTCTTTTCGTACCATGTAGGATGATCAGTATGAGGATGTTCTGTCATTACGATCTTAAGGTACTGGCTATCCTTATGTACTGGATTAGTGAGATAAGCCAAAGCAATATTTATCGGCAAGTACCTATTAGTTATATTACATCCATAGATATTAACCGAGTGAATCTTATAGTATGGCTTATTCTGACTGTTACCTACAGGATTAGCAGGACTATTACCAGTTGCTCCAGCAAGAATAGTAGACCAAATATTACCACCATTATCATTGACATACATTGGCCTTGTATTTACTCTCTTTAGAGAAGGCAAACTACTAAGAGCCTGTATTCTGACCTTACAAGTCGGAGTGTCATTGTCCACCATATTATTTGCTAAGCCTTCAACCAATGAAGCAGTAAGAGTTTCATTATCTCTTGTTACTTCTATGGTTAATACCTTATCTGGATGATTTTTCTGGTAGAACTTATAAGTACCAACTTCGAAAAGGTGGATAGCATAGATGCAGAGATCTGCATAAGCTGAATAATCTACAAGAGTACCACTTCTATCTGGTAACTTAGTGGTAGACTCTACTAGTACCAAATCTTCTCCATCTAATGATACCTGTTCTGGAGTGAAGTCATCATCTTCTGGATTAGCATCATTGGTATAAGTCAGAACTGAAGCTGACTGGATAAGGATAGGTATATAATTATTGGTATTATCTAACTCTAAAGATTGAGAAGGATTATACCAACTGAAGATGTTATAATTAAACTTCTTCTTCCAACTAGCCAGTATGAATGTATTAAGTTCTCCATTAGTCAAATCAAAATCATCTTCATCTACTACACTAACCTTAAACTTAGGATATATAGGCTGAGTAGAAGATCCTGCTTTGATAGTAAAAATATGACCATCTTCATACTCTTTATCTGACCAAGTACCTGAACCAATAAAATCAACTTTGAATTTCTTAGGCTGATCCTTTACGAACTCTGGTTCTTTGCCCATTAGAGAAGTATGAGTATATGTATCTACTACTTTTACCATGATCCTAAGGTCAGCCCCGGTATCAAAATATCTAGCAGGAACACCATGAATACTGGATCTATCATAAACTCTATACCAGCCTGGGTAAGTAACTGACTCTACAAATACATCATCAGAAACTGTCCAATCAATTGGAGTATGATCTACGTATACCTCTATAGAACGATTAACCTTAGGCTCTACATAACCTGATACACCAGATAAACCCTTCCACATCAAGTGTGGTCTAGCTCCTAATGGTAAGAACATGTTAATGAGATTGAACATCCTGTTCTGTAATCTCAAGAACTCATTGCTACCATTACTATAAGCATAGTTAACCAGATTAAGTAAGAAATTAACACTTACAAAGTGAGTACAGTTCTGATGCTTATCTATAGTGTCCTCATCTAAATTCATCCACTCTGAATCCAACTTAGTTACTTCACTAAGAGAATCGAATAATGAATCTGTAGATCCAAAGTAATCATCGTCAGTACCATAATAATCCTGATCTGTACCGTAGTAATCAGAATCGTCATCATCTTCTACAGTAACCTTTGGATAAGCCTTAGAAGTAGAAATGGTAGCCTCTATACCATACAACTTAAGCAATACCTCAAAGAACTTCTTAGTACCACGAATTGAATACAGAGCTATGGAGTATTTTACCAAAGCTCTAACCTGAGCATCTGTTAAATCGAAATGATCTGCAGTACCATTAGCTGATACATTCATTGGATAGATCCAATATTTCTTTAAAGCCTCTATAGTAGTCTGACTATCGAAACCATTAAATAGGATCTTCCATTTCTCTGGATCAATGGCATGAGGATTGGCATAGGGCATTGAACCCAAGAATTCCCATAAATACCCGAGATAAATTTCCGGCGTATTATCAACGTCTAGTATATCACCTAGAGTATTAATATCACCTATTACATTATCTTCAAAGTAATTACCAAAAATCTCTAGATAGCGTTCAAATAAACCCTTTCCATCCTTTATATATGTATCGTTAGCCCTAAAATAATAGGGTAACCAATCTATCAAGGACCTTAAACTTTTCATACTGTTTCAGTAATATTTGCTGTAAGATCAGTATTAGTTGAGAAAATAGGAATGGTGTAACCAGTGTCCGTATAATCAGAGTTAATCTGACTTACAGTGATTTGATATTTCCTGTTAATATAATTACCACTAAGACCAAAGGTATTGGTAGAAGATACCAACCTTAAAGTAAACTTAGCCTTATGAACAGCATCAGTAATGGTATGAGTACCAGTCATACTGTAGTTACCAGTAAATCTACCATCCTTAGATACCAAATCATAACTTGAAGCCTTCAAGGTAATAATATAAGTTATTGACTTTGGTACTTCTAATGGATTGTATGTAGTAGGAGCAAATCCAAGACCACCACTAAGAGGAATAACCCAAGGCTTTACATAGAACTTGTTAATCTTCAAGTAGTCTACACTAGCCAAGTTATCCATCAGAGCATACAAGTCTGAGATTCTAACAGAACCTCCAATTTCTGATACCTGAATATTGTAGGCATTGTAAAGAGCAGTACGGATATGGGCAAGGATATCTTCCTTCTTATAGTTAGCTCTACCAGTTACATCGATATTAAGTACTATGTTAGAGGTACCGAGAGAGAATACCTTAAGTATAGTAGTAAGTGGGAGATAAGGATTAAGCTTATCCCATACCTTCTGCTTAAGAGTATTAGCTGCTATCAGATTAGTATTAGCACTGTTATCTGAAGGTAAGATGTACAATGCTACTTTTCTACCACACTGGTAATCTACCTTAGCTTTAACTACTCCTGGAACCATAAGAGCCAGATCCTCATAATCTCTCTTAGTAATTGCTACACCTTGAGTACGAGCCTGTAAAGGAATACGATTCCTCATTGACTCTACATCCTCGTAATCAGTACCACCAGCTGCAGCATATTCGTTAGAACCTTTCCATACACTTGATGATATACCTGATGGAAGTGTAGTGATAGCTCCAGCATCAACATTTCCTGCAGCACCTTTAGTAAGGTAACAAGTACAAGAACTTACTCTACTACCACTGATAGGAACCTTTCCAAAAGTACCATCACCAAATATAATAATGATATTACCATTATTATTTATCTCAACTCTGAAATGAGTATCATCTGGCTTAGAGTAAGCAAAGGTATCCACCAAAGCCCACTGAGTATTCCCGATAGTCAGAGCCATAGTTCCATGCTCATAGAATTCTCCAGAAGGAAGTGAATCAGAAGCAATAGTTAGTTGAGTAGTACCAGCTGGTAAAATACTTGGTACTAAACCTGATAAATCAAAGCTTCTATGCTGGATAAGAGGGATCCTTACTAAACCTACATTAGCAGCAATCTTTACTAGTTGGCTTACAGCCCAAGTAGTACCATCCTGTGTTATAGTAGCTCCTTGGCTTATATTAGCCGTAGTATTTAGAGAAGTAGTACGAGTAACTACCAAATCTGTAGTTGCTGCAGTTGCTCCATGGGGATAGTAACCAACTAAGTTACCTAAAGCCTGTAAAGAAGTATACCTTCTAGCAGTGGGTAAGAAAAACTCCCTAGCCTTAGTATCAATGTAGTAATGTAATACTTCGGCTATGGCAGCAAACATAGAAATGACTATAACCAAGATGTTACCTTCTGATACATCGGTTACAAGCTGCCTACCATTTGAATCTGTGATGGACTTAAGTCCTTCGATTAACTTTTGTTTGATTTGGTGGTATGACCTTTGATAAGGAGTGAGCCACGGATTGGTTATATTCATAATTATTACTGTTTAAGTTTCGTAAGTTGCACTTATCTCATCACTAAAGTTGGTGTTCTTTAAAGTGTAATGAATAATAACTGAAAGTTTAGTACCTTGACGTACCAATTCGGTTTTAGTTAGATATATACGATCTTCCCAGGTAACCATAGCCTGCTTCACAAACTGATTAACCAAGAATGCCTGAGCTTGAGTATTAGGCTCTTCGATACATTCCCAAAGCCTAGTTCCAAAATCCTCTTGCCTGATCCTGGATCCGATTTCGTACTGTATAACCGAATTTATATTATGTAATATAAGGTCTGGTGTACCGGTCACTGGGTACCACCCAGTCTGCCCACTAGAATTTTGTTCTAGTTTAATGGGATATAATGCTCCAGATCCAATTGTTTTTTCTAGAATATTTGCCATTAGTGTAAGAAAGTTTTATCTTCATAATCATCATTCTTAAACTTACTGAAAGGGCTTGTGGCCTGATTCAAATTAGGAGAAGTAGGAGAACCTGGAGATGAAGAAGTATGAGTGTGCTGATTGAATAAAGTTCTTAATTTTTCCAACTCACTTTGGAGATTATTGAGCTTCTCGGTTAATTGGTCAATGTTAATCAATCCACCATTTTCTCCTTCATGTCCCATAATACCTTCAGCAGCATCCAAGAAGATACTGCCCTTTTTAGAGGTAAGCTGGATATCTCCTTCCTCATTAACAACCATTACATCTCCTTTTACGTAGATAGTAAGTTGGCCGCTATCATCATCGAGTAAGACTCTATTGCCACTTGGAGTTACAAGGCCCATAGCATTAGGCTTTGCTAACTCTTCTGGACATTCCTCTAATCCCCAACCACAATATTCCCAGAGAGGTTTAGATGGGTTACCACATTCGAATGATATCCATACTATATCCTTGATCTTAGGAGTTATATATTTAAAACCACTATCCATAGAACCAGCTTGATTGACTGGCATAGCCCAATCAATAATACCTCCATGAACATCTGGTATAGCTACCTTCAATCTATTCATTGATAAAGGGTCCTCGTTATCAACTACGATAGCCCTATATCTAGAGTAGTATCTACCAAAAGCTTCTATACCTTGGTTGACAATTACATCAGTATTATCCATATCACTTATTATACCGTTTATAATTCTCAGTCTTTCTACGAATCAGATCATAGAACTTACTTGAGTAAACCGTCTTGAAGCTTTCGTAGTCAGAACCATGAGAAGGAGGAGTAGAAGTAAACCATACCTTAGTAACTTGATTCCCGTCCATCTCCACATGTTTATGATATACTCCGGTCTTAGAAGCTCCTGGTTTATCATTAGAACGTAGATAGAGATTGTATGCCACCTCAGTAGCAATATGAGATTGTTCGTTAATGTTACCTGCCTTAGAAGCAAAGTACTCCATCTCATCTCTAGTAAGCATACTGAGATCTATAGTTACTCCGCCATTAGTAGGCTGTACCTCACTTCCACCATCTGGAGCTCTCTTGGTTTTCTTAGAAGCTCCTACACTAGCTTCAACTGTATTAGTATCGGCAGCCACTTTGTAGTTACCTGGAGATAGTGTAAGAGAACAGGTATAACCATCAGATGATAACCTGTGTATCACTCTCTTTATATGATAGTCTCCAGATCTGGAGCCAATGTTTTCTATGTGAATCTTAGCAGAAGCAGTAAGAGTAGGTCTACCAATAACCCTCATTTCTACTTCCAACCTCTTTTCAGTAACCTTACGAGTACTATTGTTCATAGCATTATTCATAAGGTACTTCATGTAAGCTCTTTCAGGGCTCTCTAAAGATCTACTATAGTAGTCAGTCATTAACTGAACTGCTGATAAAGGATATTTAGACCTTACCTTATGAACTATCTGAACCTGTACATTACCGTGTCTACTACCTGATGAAACAGGGCCAGAGTTATAAGTAGGTTTGCTCACCAAGACATAGCCCTTACTTTTAAGGAACTGCTCTACAGAATAAGCAAAGTCTCCTCCATTAATTGGACTAGCACTACCCCACTGGAATACGTAAGAAGTTGCCTTCTTCTTATGATCTGTACCATAAGCAGGAATATAGACAGAGCTTCCTCCACCTCCTCCTACCAATTCAGATAGAGTTCTAGTTTCTACCATCGGCCTATATACTCCATTATCGATAGTAACTACATCCTGACCAAAGTACTCTTGGAATAGAGATTGAACCTTAGCTGGATCATCCCCAGCTTCCCGGAATCTTTGTTGGAATTCCCTTTCTCCTTGAGATCCTTGGCCCATATTCTTATTACGAAGTAAGTTCTGAACCAAATTGGTATGTACCTCAGGAGCCTCACGTTTCATATACTCGTAATCTTCCTGGGCTGTTCTCTTGAACTCTTGGTCTGATTCAGCTTGTATCTTTTGAGGAGAAGATTGAGAAGCATTGCCTCTCCAGTGAGTTTCCCAATAACCTCTTTCAGCTTCAATATCTGGACTAAGGTAATTAGGATTTGGAGTGGCTCGTAATTGTGGCCCAGACATGGCTGCGGCCTGATCTCTTATCTCCTGTTCAGAACCAATTGAAATACCAGTAGAGGTAGTTCTTATGTTCTTCTTAAAATTATCGAAGGACATGGTTGCACCTCTGGTAGCATTCTTTGTCCTATATTGGGTTTTAAAGCTTATAGAAAGTACCTCACCATTTTCATGAGCATACACATAGTTGTGAACTGATGGAGTAGAGTAAGGTTTGTTATGTATGTAAAGAACATCTCCACGGCAATCAATATACCAAGGACCTTTCTCCAATCTTTCTAAAGCCTTTTGTAATTGGACTAGAGGATTATTACCTATGAATAATGATTCTGAAGTTAAAGCATCTCTAACCCTTTGGTCCATATCAACCGGAGTACCAGTAAATGAATTAGCAAAGATAATAGTACCTTGTCCTATTGGATGATCTGTTGGAGCTGTCTGTAACTGTTGAAAAACCTGGTGATCAACGAGTTGGGATATTTTGTCATTCATACGAAAGCTTCTATTATTACTGGCATTTCTAAGTCGCAGCCGTTCTCTAGGTACTTGTCTAGAGTTTTATTGTCATCTCCATTAGGTTTTACAGGGAGACTTAACAATAGATCGGCTTTGATATCCAAACAAACTAATGTGCTATGTACACCCTGATCATCAAAATCAACATTGTAATCTCTGACCTTTAATGCCTTAGCCTCACTAGATACAGAGCTACCATCAGAGTATATATAACCCCACTGAACAAAGATTTTCATGTTGTTGGGGAAAGATTTCTCGTCTACTACATCTGGATCTCCACAATCAAAGGTAATAGTACACTCATTGTGTTTTTCCTCATCATATTTATACTGGAATTGGCTTATATACGCCCCAAGAGGCACCCCCGTTATTGGATGTAATAAAGGGGTGCCAACTTCACTAAAAATGGCTAAATATGGAGTAGCAGTACCGTGGTGTAATACACTAGCACTAGCTGGAGTTTTAATTTCCGCCATACTGAGGTATCTTTAATATTTGTCCTGGGTAAAATTCGTTTTCATCGAACGGGTTCTGTATATCATTAGCCAAAGCTATGATATGCCATAAGCCAGAATCCTTATAATATACATTAGCTATACCTTGAAGAGTATCTCCATCTTTGACGGTATAGATCAAATCGTCATCAGTAGTAATTACGGTTTCCTTAGTAGACTCCAAACTTATTGAATCATCTGGATATTCTACTATTACTACTGAATCGTAAGGACTTTTTATACTTGCCATAATGAAGATTGATTATTTCTTGGATTAGCTACTTGATCTTTCTTACTAGTACCAATACCCTTAATACCTTCCAACTTAGTTGGATCATAGATAGTTGAGTGTAATGGATTAGTACTACTTACTCTGGAGAATACTAGTTCCTGAGTTGCTGCCATAGGATAGAGCCTACCATCTCTCCATTCTACATTTTCATTAGACCTACGGTCCATATAACCATCCCTAAATTGCTTTAGTACATAGGTTGCAGAGGTAAGAATGAAATAGGCATTATCAAATAGGCCAGAACCACCCCAATCTAGTTGTAGTATTGGAGGACCTGCTGCATAACCATTGGACTTAGACCAAGCCTCTAGAAGTCTACATTTCTGAATAACTTCCCATGGCCTGTCTGGGTCATTACAGAACCAAGATATTTGAAGCTGTATCTTATCTTCTGCTCCAGTAAAATGGTACATAGGTACATTCCTACCGAAGGACTTAATAGCAGCCCAGGATGTTTCTCCCTGGAATTCCAATTCTGGAGGACGATTCTGAAGTATAAGGTACTGGTAAGTATCATCTTCACCATTCATATTAAAAATGATGATCTCATTCCTTTTATGTGAACTGGCCTTCTGAGATAACTGTTGGCGCTCATTAGCAGATCGTGAAACTTTAAAAGTTTTAGTACTTGGCCTGTCACAAGGAAGAGTTTCAAAATGATCTCCTTCTACTTCTCCAATGGGTCTTGGAACGTTTTGATACTTCTGAATATTTTCGTGTTCTACTTTATTAAGTTTGGTGGTAGGTTGACCGAGATATAGATCTCCTTTTCCTCTAACAAGCTTACCCTTATTAGGAGTATAAGCCTTACCAGTATTAGCGTCATCTCTAGAAAGTCCTGGTATTCTACCTGTGGCTGGACCACCCAACCTATCTAATAATATCTTAGCTCTCCAGACCTTGTTGATATCTCCATTAGTTAATCCTCCGGTATGCTCTACAAAGGTCTGGGATAAATCAGATATAACCCCTGTAGCAGTACGACCAATAGCATTAACTGGATTACTGAAGTTAACACTATTGAATCGTGATTTGTTCTGCTTAGCATAGAGTTGTTCCCTTAATTCGTATGTATTTGATTTTAAAGAAGCCATAGCTTATCCGAATAGTGAGAATTGATTGTTTGGATCTCCCATAAATGCAAAGGTATTACTACTACCTCCATCCACAGTAACATTTACTTCAGGTGGTTTAGCTTGACTCATACCTTGTATAATACCACTGCGAGTAGCTTCCTCGAGTACCTCTCTAAGAAGTTCTTGCTGATGCTGGTTCATTACATCTGGGTTAAACTGTTCCTTCAGAGTTTCTATCTCCTCGTCCTGTTTACTGATCATCTGTTTAATGCCTTCATAGATCATTGGACCAGCCATAGTAAGAGCAATACCCCAAGGACCACCAAGGAATCCGAGAATACGAGAACCAAGAGTACGGGCTACTACTTGTCCACCAGCAGCTCCAGCTCCTCTTGCTGCAGCAGCACCTAAACCAGCACCAGCAGCAGCCCCCATATAATTATTGAGACCTTGATTTAATCTTTGACCTCCAACCACACCAGTCATCATGGGTCTACCTTGCCTTGAATACAGAGTTCCATAAGGAGTAGCAATACCTCCTCTTGGTATCATGTTATTCATAGCCATGTACTCACCCATAAGAACAATCAAAGTACGAAGGTGACCTTCCATAATAGTGAGTTGAACGTTGGCTGCAGAAGGACCTTTACTTAAACCAGCTCCAGCTGCAGATGCCGCAGCAAGTCCAGAAGAAGCCATCATTACAAGGCCTCTGAAAGCAGTTATTCCTCTTATAGCTAATTGGATAGCAGTACCTATAGCTACACCTCTAAGAACTACTCCACCAAGTCCGGTTTGACCAAGCCAGCCAACCATACTTAAGATGCTATTAAGAGCATCTACTACTGGAGTAAATAGAGGAGCTATTTGTTCACCAACTGTAGTTCTCAAGTTATCGAGCTCTGCCCTAAACATTGCTAACTGTCCAGCAGCTCCTTCTGTCCACTCTCCGTAAGCTTTACCAAGAGAATTGTTAGAGGTAGCATCAGCCATATTCTGCATGATTTGCTCATACTTAGAAGCTCCTCCTGCAGCATCCTCAATCATCTGGACCATCGCAGCAATTTCACGAGTACCACGAACTCCAAATACATTATAAAAGAATGCGTTCTTTGAGAAAGTATCTAGGTCTTTAGTTGCCTCATACATCTTGTGGTATATGTCATTCAAAGCTATCAAATGACCTTCGGAGTCCATTAAAGATTTAGCATCAATGCCAACAGCTGCCAGCATATCAGAACCCTTCTTCTTCTGACCTGAAGCAGATAACTGGATATAACGCATCATGTTAGCCAGAGCAGTACCAGCTGCACTACCTTGTATACCATAGTTACCCATAGCACCAATACTAGCAGCAGTTTCTCTAAGCCCATATCCAGCTCTTCGCATCTCAGAACCTGAATAGGTAATTGCCTGGGCCAAGTCCTGAAGGTTGGTGTTAGATGAAGTAGTGACTGAATAGAGTTCATTGGCTACTGCATAAGCTTCCTTCTGATCCTCTAGGTTTCTACCGAACATCATAGAGATGTTAGTAAACAGATCAGCTACTCCACCTTTACCACCAGCTTGCATACCGAATACACCAGAAAGTTGAGCTACTGGTTCAAGCATTTTTTGAATGGCCTCATTGGTATTACCAGCCATAGCCATGAATCTAGCAGCAGAAGAAAGGTCTTTGTTAGTAAGAGGAGTAACTAAGTTAACTTCTCTAACTCTACCCATCAAAGCCTGTTGTTCTTCTAAGCCACCATTGGTCATCTTAGTTGCCCAGAATAAGTCATTCTGAACATCTGCAAAATATTGGTAGGAGTCTATCAGCCCACCCATAGCAGATAAGGCAGCTCCTGCAGCTCCTCTTGACCATACCAGTTCAGTAAGACCACGATTAGCTCCAGAGGACTGATAGATCTCCTCCATCATATTCCTGTATGCCTTTCCAATATTGTTGGCCTGATTGGTAAACTGGTCTTGGAGAACCATAGCAACTCCTACAGATACCATAGCTTGACCAGAGTTCATACCTATCATGATGTCTTCTTTGTTGTATTACTCATTTCTTTCATTTTCTTGTGATACTCTTCTGCTAACTCATAGAATACCTTCCTGGACCTATACGGAAGTTTGAGGTAAGTGAGATAGTCCAGGGTTATCTCAGCCCTTGTAATGAAAACAAATTTATACTCATTACTTATGCCTCCGTCAGGTAGAAAAAAGTTGGCACAGCCAAAATTGATACCTGAGTCTTACTATGGGTTAGTGGATCTTCTATTTCAGTGGTACCAGTAAATGTAGGATCAAGAGTAGAAATCTCTTTTCTCATCTCAGCCATATCCTTGACAGAGAAGAGTTTAAAGTTCTGTACCTTTTCCCAGTTACCTTCTACCTTAAGTCTAAGGTTACGGGCAAGCAAGTCTTTGTTACGAGAAATATTCTCCATACCTAACTTCATAAGGTACTGTTCTGATTCAACAGTAGCAACATCCCACATAATCTCTTTACCAGAAGTTAGTGTGAAAGTCAGGTCCTTTAGTTGAACCTTACCTTCATTGTTCTTATCCTCTGGTACAAGGTAATATGGTACTGCATCTGGTTTAGATGCAAGTTCCTCTTCTGTAGGTTGCTTGCTGTAATCATCAAACAAGTAATCCTTAAGATCCTGTGTATAAGTGAATTCAGCCTGATCTTTAGAATTTTCTGGTCTTGGCCACTTATAGTTAAACTCTAATTCCTCACCAAGAGAGAAGATTCTAGAATTAATCAAAATTACTGCTCTGTCTAGTAATGGAAGTTTCATTACATCGGACACTAGAAGTTTGCCAGAAGCAGTAAAATCGGTATGAGTTACTATCCCTGCAATAAACTCATTGATATTCATGAAGTTTTTAATTGATGAAGGGTTAGAAAGTATTTCCTCATCCTCTCCGTTTTGTTCACGAATTTCACAGGAATATCCTGAGGGCAACGTGAAAGCCATTTTCCTTAATTGAATTTCCATAATGTTTAAACTTTAAGTTGTGAATAAAACAAAAAATGGGCCAGAACTAGGATCACTCCCAGAACCAGCCCATCCACCTAAACTAGAGTGTTTCTGTTAAATCTTATCGCAAGTACCTACCGAGAATTCGATATGCTCGATAGAGTTCTCTGATGCGGTACGATCAAATTCAATACCATCAATCTTCTTGGGCCATACCTCATCGAGGAGCCAGGAATTAAGTACTGATTTACCATCTTCGGCTAGTTCGTTTACAGTCATGGTCTCCCAATATTCTGAAGGAACAAGGCCTCCACCAGCAAGGTGATCCTGGCAAGCCATGAGCCAATCGTGAGCCCAGGTATCAGAGCCAGAAGTTGTAAGAAGCTTTTCTACAATTAAATCGCCTATCTTTACACGACCAGCAGTTTTAACGTCCCTGTTTACATCTCCATGAGTAACCTCCTCGATTTCGATATCAGGGAGAGTTACCTTCTGAGCAAGGTAGCTATTTACTGGGTGCTTGGCAAAAGTGATTGAGAAGAGAAAAGTCTTTCTGGGATTTTTTACTTTTGCTTGTGCCATACCTTTTATATATTAAATGGTTATTATACGCTAGCAATTGTAGCAGATACTGTGTTAGAAGCCTGCTCGTATACCAGATTAACCTGGATATCCTGCATAGTAGCAACATCCTTAACCTTGATGTTGAGCTTATACTTACCGTTACGGGCCTCAGCCTCGTTGTTAACAGTAAGCTCATCCCAAGATGTAGCATCCTGGTCACCATCCCAAGTGTACTCGGAGATAGCATCGTCTGTTACCAGACCGTCCATAATGGGCTTGCCCTCCAGATATATACGCTTCCAAGAGTTCCAAATATTTGGCTCCTCAATGTAAGACTCAAGAATAGGACGAATCTGCTTCTTGATATACAGAGCTAAACGAACTGCATTGATAAAACGGAAGCTATCTTGACGAACTTGAGAAGTAAACGAATGCCAAAGAACAGTTGCTAAGCCAGCAGTACGAGTCTGCTTAAGAACGATTACATTCAGGCAAGCATTAGCCAGATCATTGAGATCATCGTAACGTGAAGGAGTACCGTAGTTCTGGATCACAGGACCATTACCATCAGCAATAACTCCTCTATTCAATCCAGCAAATGAACGGTAAGGTCCGTAGTTAGATGCACAAGAATCTGCCAAGCCATGTACAGTACCCATTACATTAGCATTAACCAGATTGCCATTTTCACTGTAGTACTTGATACCAGCAGTATAATAGCAAATCCACTTTGATTTACCGATAGTACCCTGATAGGTACCAGCCAAAGTAAGGAGAGCAGACTTGGTCATACCATCTGTAACTGGGATTTCTACAAAGTACTGGAACTCCTCAGTCTCCTCAGCAATCTGAGCCAGATAACGATGAGTCTGAAGTTCATCTGATTGGGTTGTTAGATGCTGATTGATGTGAGAACAAGATACCTCATAAACCTCCTGGAGATCGCGAACTGCATCTGCAGCAGCTTGCCACTGAGCAGCCGTAGGAACAGAACCAGGATTACCAGCCACTACATAAGCAGTCATAGGACTACCACTACCAACAGTAATAGATGCACTAACCACTGTCATCATAACTGAAGTAGCAGCAGCCTTCTGATTTACAGTTACTGTAAGAGCATTACCCTGACCAACGGCAGCCATGTTAATACCATCGATATGCTCCTTAATAGTGCTGATAGTGAAGTCTCCACACTTAGTAAGAGAAGTAGGAACTCCCCAACCTGTGAGAACTGTGCAAGCAGCAGCAGTCATCCAGTAAACATCCCAGTAACGGTTACCCTGAATGAACTGGTTGAGAGCACTGTAATCTAGTGACAGGTAAGTTACTGTGTTATCATTTACAGTGGTAGAAGTTTTGTTGATATTTATGAACAAAGCCTTTTCGAAAACGGTGTTACCCTCGTAAGTAGTTACGAAGATATTACCATTAGCATCGGCTTCGAACTTAACCAAAGGATTCTTACCTACGAACTCTGCAGGGCTATTCTTTGCCTTGAAAGCAAACTGGATTACCTGAGCAGTAGATCCGATTGTACCTCCTACCAGAGAGAGATTGAAAATCGTATCAGCCGTAGCTCCGGTTGCCGTAGTAGCTATATAAGGATCTGTTGCCCCTGTACCGACTACTCGGATGATACGAAGTTTAGAACCACCCTTAAGTGCCTTCTCAATGTTCGAAGGGCTACCATCGGGAACAATTTCAGACCCGTAGATATTACGGAATTTAGTAATCGAGTTAATTAGCTCATCACCAAGTCCCACTGGTCCACTAGTGGTACGGGCCAACATGCATGAAACCCCATTGAGGGGCTTTGTAGCTTCAACGTTATTGTTAACTAAATTGAAACTAACTTTAGGTGAATTTGGCATATTCGCGTCTGTTTAAAGATTAATAATGAAAAACCTTATTTATATAAAATCCCATTGAGTATTGTTAAGAACCAGCAATATGTAAAGATACCTTATCATTAGCAGGTATACCATCTGGACCCTTAAGTTGAATGAGGGCCCTGATATCAATAATTGGAGCAAAGGTAGCACCTTCTGGGAATTTCTCCTCAACATAACTATCGATAACCGTATAAGAATAAACCTTTTCTAACAAACCATGTTCCTGATCATTGTGATCATAGTAATTAGAAATTTCTATATACAAGTTACCAGTCTTTGCAAGTCCTTTGTTTGCTAGATACTCTTGCAAACTTGCCTCTAAGAAAGGTTTTATATAACCTCTTACAGGTAAAGCAGTATACATAATACTATGGAGTAATCGTAAGTCTTCCATCCTATTTGCTACCAGATGAATATCAAATTGAACATTCTTAGTTTCAAATGGATATGTATACTGACGATATTCGTTGTTCTCCATCTCATCACCAACCATAAATGCTTCTACACCTATATTTCCTGGGTAGTAGGCATTTAGGTCAATCGTAATTCTTGGTACAATCTTTGGACCTCGTACTTGATTATTACCGACTCCAAAGATGTAGATAAATTCATCTCCAATAGCATCCATTGCAGCTTGATACCTTTTCTGATTTTCAACTGTTACAGGTAGATACAGCTCAGGGTTTATAGTTTTCCTAAGCTGTAAAGCTACCTGCATCAATGAAGCATATAGAGATCTCTCTATAATTTCTTGAGTTGTTACCATTATCTCATCTGTATATCTAAACCATTAATATGTATTCTATAAACAGAATCTATACGAGAATCATCTAACTCCGAATCTGGAGCATAAGGTGAAAATAGATAGTGACCAAATCCTGGGTTGTTATTACTAAGGGCAGTTCTGAAATCAGAACTGTCTTCTAGTCTAGTCTCAGTCCATAATACTGGTACCATCATAACTCTATCTACTATTGAATAATTACTATTATTCTGATATGAGTTTTCCCAATTCTTACCCATCTTAGAAAGCAAACTTTCTACAACACCAGGACTAATATGGTCTGGGTTATTATTACCATCTTCATTAGGCCACTTTAAGAAAGCTGCCTTATACCTATCATCATTACTAACACTACCCATAGCACTTTGGTAGTTAGTATAACGATTTACATAGTTTACTCCTTTAGTACCAACTCCACCTTCTCCATCAATATCATCATTAACAGTATAAGGATTAAGTCCAAACATTGGGTATAAACTCATAGGTATAAGTTGGAAAATAGCTAGGCCGTAGTTACCTGACATTGGACCAGATAAGAAACCTCTATATCCAGAATTTCTTACATGTAAGTAATGGAATTCTCCTGACCACTGATCGTATTGTAATGGGTTAAAATTCTGAGCACCCATTAAATTTACATCAGTTTTCCATAATGATGTATTCTGACTAGTTCCAGTTTGTTTATAATAAGGCCTTAAATAATTCTTCTCTATACCATTAGCTGTTTCTTTAAATACCTTAAGAATAAAAGGTTGACCTATATATTGATAAGATACTGTACCAGCTCCATCTGGATTAATTATCATTGAGCCACCAGTTACTGTAGCTATATTAAAAGCCTTATTAGCTGATTGTATTCTGAATTTAGGCCTTAAGTTATAAGTACCAGCTGAATACTTTGATAACCTGTTGGCGGATATTTCGTAATTAGTAAGATCATCAAAGGACCACATACCATAACCAGTATCAAGCATATTAGCTGCAGCAGGTACCATAGAAATACCATATAGGGTTTTACCTTCTTGTTGAGATATATTTAAATATAACGGTTTAGCTCCATGGATACCAACTCCTTTACCATTATCTATCTCTGATATAGTAATACGATCATTACCCCTCTGAGTTAAAAGTTCATTAAAAGATATAGTCCCCATAAGAACATAATGGAATACAGCATCTGAATAAGCTGGGTTAGTTTGTATGCTATCCCAAAAAGCTATAAATTGTTCCCAAGTGGTATAACTAGTAGAACCAGAAACACCATTTAAAGTATAATTTATTACATACCTTAAAATTACATTAGTAATCCAGTCAGGAGCAGAAGAAACATCAGGTCTACATGGTATACGAGCTTTATTACTAGCTGGTGTACCATCATCTACTGGAGGTATTACAGTACCACCTTCCTCTGTAGAATATTTGTAATACATGGTAAAGGTGAACAACTCCATTAAAACCCCTTTTTCATATTGGGTAGAATAAGTAGTACCAGAAAAATCACCAACAGTATCTAATACATTCTGATAATTAGTATAAGCCTTACTTACAAACAATTTGGTGATAATAGAGTTATTCGTAATGTATAGAGTTTGACCTCTACTAGCTCTAACATAAGCAATATCCTGATTCTTCACATCTGCAGGTGTTACTTGAGTATTACCAGTAATATACATATTTTCTATATAACTCCACTTAGTGGACGACAGTTCTGGATCAGTATAATCCTTTACCTTATGTGTTAACTGTATACTGTAGTTCTTACCAAGTATACTAACTATTGCAGAACCTCTAATTGGAGCCTGAGTCTCATTTTTAGAATTCGGTGATACATAAAATGATTTAGAACCACTGAGCTCTAATTGCTCAACCATAGTAGAGGATCCGTCTTCTCTTAATTGAAAATGTCCCATATTATAGATATTTTTTAACTTCTCGTCTTAAATTAGCTACCAAGTACTTCTTCAAACGTTCAGTACCACCAACAGCTTTAAATGAAGGCCTGAATAAAGGTCTAGCAGGAATATCATTATGAAATTTAGAATTACTGTGACCTTCAGTACCACCCTCTAGAATTCTAGCCAATTGTACCAAAGTTAATTTAGAAGTTCTACTCCTACCATAAATGTTTACTGGATCTGCAGCCTTTTCTCCTGGATTAGGACCTACATAGTAACTACCTTGATACTGTCTCAGCTTTATACTACGTAACATTTGACCTGATAAATACCAGAATCCTTGTACGTTATATTTCTTTAGGTAATCTTCGGAATGAGGAGGCCAACTTACACCAGAAGGAGGTGTATTAGACATAATACACTTCCTAACATATCTTGCAAGCATCTTACCGAAATTAGTACAAGCTTTTTGATAAGCCCTTGTCTCAATTTCTGGCATAGCCTCAATTAACCTCTTTACCTTTTCTATATTTTCTGGATGTATATAAGTTCCTTCAATCGAAACTCCTGGTAATGCACCAATGCTAAATATAGATCTGGGCATATTTATTAATTAATATAGGTATATACTAGTAAAGTTTAACTCTCGTCCTCATAACAAATGTATCTATTAAATGCTCGTTCACTAGAATGGCCTGTGGCTCTTAAGATTTGATTACGAGGAATGTTTCTAAGAGTATTGATAGTGGCGAATGAACGTCTTGCACTATGAGATGAGATCAATTGGTACCTTAGTTTGGTTTCACGGGTTATTACTCCATTAATCTTATTATCGATGTGTACCTCTTCGAGAAAATCCTCTCCGATATGTAGCAGTAACTCGTGAAGGTATGAGTTATAATTATTAATATCACCAGTGTAAGGAGCACGGTAACCATATTTATTAAGGATGGCAAATGTAATCCTTGCATCTATACTTAAATTATTGATAGGCACAAAGCATTTGTTACCAGTCTTCTGTTGTACTATAGAGAACTGACCATTCTTAAAGTTGTCGGGTGTGATTCTTACAAGGTCAGAGTAACGTTGTCCAAGATTACAACCAAGTACAAACATATCTCTTACCTTTTCAAGTGTCTTAATCTTATTTCTCCTCATCTTAACTACCTTTTTCAATCTTGGGCAGTAAGATTTAGTTGTTCCTATTTTAAAATGGTATATATGACTAATCTCATCTGGTGTAAGTGATATCTTACTAGCTATATAGTTAGGTATATCTACCTCACTGTAGCTAGGGTTCAATTTAACGCCATATTTCGAAGACCAGTTCAATACTGTTATCAAACCAGTCTTCACATGCTTAATGGTGGAGTACTTCAAACCTTGATCAGCCAGGAATGGTATAAAGTGATTCCAAAATACAGAACTGATCATAGCTGGCATAATGGTACAACCAAATTGTTTCTCCAACTCAGTAATCTTTCTGACAAGCATTCTGTAGTTATACCTTATCCTTGGGTGTGACCTTACCTTTATTTCACACATCTTATTAATACACTCTATAATGGTACAATTACTCAGGTCCAATACGAACATATTGTCCTTACTCGAATTGAGATACTCGGAAAAACTTGCATTGAAGTGTTCCTTTTTAGCATTATTATAAAAATTAAACGGTTCCATTATAGGGCTCTTTAATATGTGAATAAATAGGGTTCTAACCTACCTCTTCTTACGGAGGATCAGTTTTCATTGATATCAATAGTTTAACCATAAGTTTCAATATTAAAGATGCTACTAGACTGATAGAAAAACATAACGAGTGTAGACAGATTCAACTATCTACACCCATTATGTATCTACTTTTTACAATAACTCTATCTGTTTTGTATAGGGTTAATTAACTAACTATGTTAGTTCTACAATTCCAAGCTCACTTAGTATCTGTGCTATCTTACGTCCAATAGCAGCATAAGCCGCATTTGTGAAATGAGTACCATCTTTAAGAAGACTTGGTGGACAGTTCCCAGCAGCCATAGCAGCCTCGTCAGCACTTGTTGGAGTTACACCTGCATCAGCACAGCCAAACTCAACAAGATACTTCCTAAGATTGAAATAGAATGGTCCATATTCAGTAGCCATTATTTTTTCCAAATTTGCTCTATATGTAGTGTCTGCAAGATGCAAACCAACCACAAGCAGAACTTCAGGATTGTTGGCTTCCTTGAACTGATTGATAGCTTTGACCATTGTGTCATATATCCCCTGTGTGGATGTTATGTCATATCCACCATTAGTACCCATCCATAAAATACTACAATGTGGTTTCTTGAGATTCTTAACACCAAACGGATAACATATAGTATTAGCTGGGATAGTAACATTTCCTGTTATTCCTACCCCCGAAAGTTTATACAAACCATTTGGGTCTGTTGGACCACCAGCCCTCCAATATAATTGGCATTCAATGCCATTAATGTAAAGAGGATTGAACTTGTCATCACTTACAGCCTGCCTTCTTGGTTTCAGCGCAACGATATTTCCAAGTGTGTCATAGGTATAAAGACCACTATCATTTATGTCACCAATCTGAACCTCGGTGTTTGGAACAAGTGTAATGGCATTCTTGGTAAATATTGGCATTGCTCCAGCTCTTGCACATATATCATAGATATTCTCTCCTGAAACACCACAATTCAAAACCGTAAAGGTATTTGGGATTTCTTCCACCATTGCAGCCTCATACAGACCAGCAGCAGTTAACGAATCCCCCCAGCATTCTATGTCAGAATTTTTAAGAGCATCAACTTTTTCATTCACAACATTTAACTGCTCTTGTGTGACATATTTATCTATAGTAACATTATTTGTTGAGAATGTAGATGAATTCAAAATAGAAACAGCTATGTATATATTATCACCTTGGTACTGATTCCTAAGATTATCAACATTCACATCAATACCTCCTTCACTTAGAGATTCCTCTGTATAAGCTATTATAGGAAGAGCTGATTCTGGTGATAACCCATGCGTGATGTATGTCCTCCTTGCACTTTCGTTAGTTGGAGTCACTTCTATATGCAGTGTATGATACTCTGATGGAATCAATGTATTCTCGGTGTACTTTGATGAACTATTTTCTACGAGTCGATAGTTACCATCATAAAACGCGCCATTAATAAATACTAAATCAAGAGAAACAGTTTGTATAATTGCATTATTTATGTCATTTTGCACATCAAATTCTGAAACTGCTCCAATATTCTCTCTTGCTTGCTCCTTTTGGCTTTCGGTAAATTGTTGTTCTGTATATCGAATTACATCATAATCACTATTGGATTTATAATAGACATTAAGATGGTCTGTTGTTGTTTTAGAAGCTGCTATATAGAAAGACGCATTTGGATATTCTGTTTTATATTCAGATAAATCAATGACAACCTCCCCACCTGCCGCAGTGATGTCATATTCTTCCCAATGCCTAAGAATTGTTTCATCAGCATACAATAGAGTACACATTCCACGTTCGCTTGGTTCTTGCAGAGTTATCTTAACACTATTAGCAGCTGAGTCAATCAGTGTCTTAGGAGAATATGAGCTGTCTTCTCTTTGCTGAAGGATGCCAACTCTATTATAATAATAACCCTCTGTCCAAGTCAAAGGAATTTCAGTTGTTTCTGTTATCATGCTCTCAACAATTTCACTTGCCTTTTCTTCGTCTATAGCATCAATATTAGAACGCGCCTGTTCTTTTTGGTCTTCTGTTAAAGATTGTTCTATTACTTTAATACACTCTTGTGAGAGTTTGTCAAATTTATTATAGAGTGTACTTGCTGTTAGGTGGTCTGTTGTAACTTTTGATAAAGCTACATAAAATGTCGAATTAGGGTATTGTAATCTATACACTGATAAATCTACATTAACAATACCACCTGCAACACTTATGTCATTTTCACTCCAAGCCTGCAAAACAGTATCACCAGCATATAACACCGTATAGCGTCCACTTGTTGATGTCTCTTCTAAGTTAATAATTAAATTACTGGCATCAGAAGGTATTTCTGTCTTTTCTGTATAACTACTATTACTATTCTCTTGCTTATGCCCAAGTCTGTTAAGATAATGGCCTTCAATCCAATTTAATGAAATTGCGTTAACTGTATTGAAAATTGCAAACACTCCCCCACTCTTAACCAGATTATCACTTCCAGCAATAGGTTCATCATCTACACCTTGCCAATTCGCAGGTGTAGTATTGAATGTATCAGACATCAGTCTATACTGCACATACTTATTGTCAGAAGTAGATACAAATTGGATGGTCATTCCAGGGTATCTTTTGTTGACTGGGATGAGTTCATTTACATTGCTCGAATTAATGATGTATTCGAGAGTAAATTTACCATCACTATTAGGCCCTGAAGTAGGATGTTCCTTACTGACATCATACACACCAGAACCTGAACCACCCTTTACATTATTGGCATAATAGCTTATACCATCGTAATAAATCTCTACCACCTCATTGGCATCCCAAGAATTAGTAGCAGAAGCTCTTTCGCCTTGATAGTACAAAGCTTTAGCTCCTTGGCGGTTAATGTTAAGAGTAGCGTTATTGGCTGTATTCTTGTTAGCAAACTTCACCTTCATGGATCCACCTGCAAACAGGGCATAATTGGCAACAGTAATAGCCTTAGCTGCCGTTCCTGCTGCCGTATCACATTCATAATACCCTATCTGAGTAGCGGTATTATCTATTACACCTTCTTTGGAGAAGATGCTACCCAACTTGGTTAGGAACTGAGCCTTGGTTAGGCTCTGTCCTGTTTGGGTATTATAATCGTCTAAGTAACCTTGGAGCAATCTTTCATCGATTTGCTCACAAGTATAATATTGACTGTTGTACATAACTGATTTGTTGTATTAGAGTTTAATATACTAGTTTATCTCTGAAGGGCACTCCAGTTTTATCTCTAAACATCTGGTCATCCTTACCTCCAAAGAAATCTGCTACCTCCTGGGCTTTAAACATTAAGAAAGCCAAAAATCCTCCACACTTTTTCATGGCTTACCTGTAAAGATTTTACCATTGATGTCAAGGAAAGGTTCTCCCGTTTTATCCCTAAGAGCATTATCGAAATCACTAGCACGAAGCTTAGTGTCCCTATCCCTTTTGAGGATAATCTGGAACACTATAGCTTCATCCTTAGCTTGAGCTACTTGAGTATCTCCATCTGGTTTATATGGAATACCGTTAATGATAAATCGATCTTCCGACCAGTTAAAGATAAAGTAGCCATTCGAATCAAGATAATCTGTGATAGCTGACTTTGGGATTAGGATTACCAAGTTCTCATCGTCAAGCTCTCCTGTAACGGTTGCCTTGTTTATAGGCCAATTTCTGAAGGCATTGTAATAGCATAGGGCTTCGATTGTGATCAAGGTGTATTTAGGAGCTTTATCTTCACCCATAAAATACATCTGATCAATATTCCTGCACCATCCTATTGTTTGCCTGCCAGAATCGTCTTCTAGAAACTTTTGGACAATATGCTTGTATCTATCCCAGTCAGCATTCCTTACATATCTAGAACGTGACTTTGTGGCCATAATTTATTTGTGTTTTAGGGTTCTGGGTCTGGATCAGGATCTTCATCCTTGGTAAATGTACCAGTTACCTTGAAATTAGAGGCTGGCATGTAATCAGGTTCATTGGTCCAACCACCAAATGTATAACCCTCCTTGGTGGGACTTGCCTGTGGTGTTACCTCAGCTCCTGGGAGAAGTTCCTTGGTAGTTACTGTCTCCACTACTGGTGTAGCATCATCAGTGGTAGTCTCATACGTAAGGTTATATTTTGTTGTAGGGCTAGAATCGTATACAGAGATATCCAAAGTACCATCGTGATTCTTCTCTACCAATACCGTGGTTTCTCCGATTACCTTCTTAAATTCAGAAGGAATCCCTGAAGGATTGGAGATCACATGTCCGTTAATCTTATTAGCAGGCATATACTGAGCTCCGAAATCCTGTTTTGCTTGATACTGTTCCTTATAGCCAGCTACATTCATTACGGAACTGGCCGGAGCAATTGATTGAGGGTTAGGTAAGTTTCCCATACTTATTTCGTTGTTTTGTGACCGAAGAGGTCATAGAATTTGTCTATAATGTTAGAGATAGCAGGCCAGTCATATACCCCATTAGATGCACCTCCAGCCAGAAGACCCACAGCTGCACTAAGAGCATAATCCCAACCTCCGAATCCGAAGGTAATACTACCTGTTGCACACATGATTAAAGCGGCACCTACAGCAATAACCCAGGAAATAATGTGCTTTACATTATTGTTCTGGACATTGAAGGCACCGTTAATCATACCAGTTAACACCATAGTTCCAGTAATGATACTGGGAACCAATACTGACATCTGCTTGATAAGGTCAAGTACCGTAATTACGTCGTTCATATTTTATTTATTTAAATGTTAATCTTCTTCTTTTAGTGTGTACACTTCGCTTGGATATTCTCCAATCACTACTTTAGCAGTAACAGTAGAAGCAGCTTCATACAAAACAGTATTCTCTTCTGATAGAGTTAATTCTGGTCCTGTAGAGGTCAATTCCAGTGGATCAGAATCATCAAGAGTTATTTCCCAATTAATTTCCTGTTCACTTAAATTGTTTCCACTAGCAGTTATGACTACCAGTTCTTCCTCTATAGCTGCCTCTATGTTAGTTACATAAATCCTATTAGCCTCTTGGTCCTGAATCATTTGTAAACCAAGGATACCAGAACAACCTCCTTTCATTACCTTTTATGAGTTAAGATTGTAGGAGGATTGGGGCCATCGATTCCTTTCGGATGTCTACGGTTCACTACTCTTGGTACCTTTACAGAATGATATGGGTTCTGGCAGAATGGTAAGAATATCATAAGCCTTGATGCAAGGTTGCAGATGTTCTGCCTAAGGATATCCATAATTCCCCCTGGCTTAAGGGCCTCTGTATAAGCCTTATAGAGAGTAGATAGTGAATCAGAGAGTTCATCGAAGTATTCAACTTCTGTAGGACCAGTTTGGATCCTCTTTACTCGACCAGCAGATGCCTGATCATCACCAGTAGGTTCCTCATCTTGATTACCTTTTACTTCGGTAGATTGATAGGTAAGGGAATCAATATATTGCCCAGTACCAGTAAGCAAACTGGTTATCTGCACATTAAGAAAATCCCACACTGCCAATTCCATTACCAGCTGGTTTTCTAGTCCTTCATATTTCAATTCATTAGTATATTCTTCTATGGGAATACAATGATCTACTAGAGGACCTAAATAAAGTTGCCACTTTTGTATATAGGTAGTCTTCTCCTGGAGAGACATACCATCTGATACAAGGTTAGCAGGTACATACAGATCTATCAGATTATAGATGGAGTCATTCAGGTGAGTTTTAGTACCAGCATCTGATACCATTACAGTCTGAGATACCTCAGATACATCTGGTTCTCCACCTTCCTCTGAAGGTACTGTGACTTTTAGTGTTACGGTATAATAACCTGGACTTTCATAGGTATATGTAGGGTTCAGCTCGGAACTTTCCCCTCCAACAACACCAAAGTCCCAACCAATTGTTGCATTGGCCGGGACTTTGCTTACTACCTGAAATGAAACTTCCAAGCCTTTCGCAACATATACGAAAGCTAGGTTCATATCTTATTATTCTTCGCCTTTGTAATCCTCTACAACAGCCTCGATGAGAACCTGTACTGTGTCGTTAGCATCAACCTCAATTTCGTGGAATTCGGCAAGAGCCTTAGCCTGATCCAAGGTGATGTCCTTACATAGTTTCTCGAGTGTAGCACCCTTTTCGAAAGCCTTCTTCAGCTTCTTATCGAGATTCTCTACTGCCTTCTGGTCGTTCTTCTCTACCTTAGCTTCAGGCTGAACCATAACCAAGTGACCAGTATTCAAGGCCATACTAATGCGTTTTGAGTTACGCTGACGTTCGTTAATTTCTACTTTCTCTCCCGGAGCAACTGTGATTCCGGTGAACTGGTCGAAGAAGCCGTTAGCCTTCGGACCTAGTGCAATAAAATAACTTTTTGCCATAATCTTATACTCTTTATGTTTAGGTGTTTGTTAAAAATTTAGTTACCTATGAGATCTAAGAGAGCTGGTAGACCTTTAGAAGGGGCCTGCTCCTTAGAATCCCATAGAATAACTAAGCTACCTTACTCGGGTAATTACTCGAGGTTAATCAACTGGTACGGATCGTGATTCATGTACTCGGGGAATCCATAGCTAGCGAATGCCTTCGTTGTGTCGAGCACAATTACTGAATCGTTGTAGATCTTTGAGAAGCCAGTGGTCAAGGTAGCATAAACTGCCTCGGTCTGGTTAGATACGATGCGTTCAGACTCAAGCATGAGCTGCTTAGCAGTCAGCTTAATCAGAGCGGCCTTAGGATCAACCATTACGATGTTGGTATCAGCAACACCTGGGTGGATCCACATATCAGCAGTGTTGGGAACTGGGGTGTGGAGGTTCAGCGTTGCCTCGGTGGTACCCTGTGAACGAGTCTTGAACTCAGCGAGATCCAAGAGTGACAGGCCTGTAGACTCAGAGCCAATCATCGTTGTAAAGTTACGACCAAGACGAGCACCACGTACCCATACACGGAGCAGGTCCTTGTAGACCAGGCTATTAGCCGTGGTAATACCCATTACGCTTGCAGCCTCAGAACCATCACCCTTGTTACCAAGAAGCAGAGTGTCGAGAGCCAGAGTATCCAGAGCATAACCGAGCTGAATACCGAAGTCACGGAGGTAAATGCCCAGGATGTCCAGAGAAACGTAGTTACGAACCTCGTCGGTGAGCTTGAATCCCTTACCAATCTTAAAGAGGGTAACACTCTTCTGGCCGAACGAAACGGTACCAAGAGGAATTGTCTCAGCCTCGTTAATCTTAGCAGGAGCAGCATCCGACATGTTTACCCACGGCTGGATAGCGGTCAGACCATTGATAGGCTGATCACCCTGGATGATAGTGGGATAGAACGGAGCGGTACGCATACCTACGGTGATGGCAGCACGGATAATCTCCGGAACAATCCAACGAACGTCCTGCTCGGGCATGTCGAAGATATTCTGCATCGTGTCTACCTTTGGGTTAAGACCAATCTTCTCGAAGAGAGTGGCCTGTGAGATACCCCACTTGCCCTGAACCAGTTCCTCGAAGGAAACATCTACGGGCTTTTTATTCTGGCCTCCTGCACGAACACTCTCGAGAGAAAGCACCATATCCTTGAACTCCTTTTTGAAGTCCTTGGCAGTCATTTTTGTGATATCAATCTGTGCCATAATTCTTTTTCTTGTTTAAGTTTAACGACAGAGAACCGGAACAAGTTCAGCTACACCATCAGCAGGAGCATCTGCAGAAGCCAGAGCAATGAACTGAGACTGAGCAGCAGGAGTGCCTGTGGTGTTAGCGCAGTTAGGATAACGGTTGTTGTACAGGGTTCCAGAAGGATTTACGAAACCAGGAGTTACAGCAGAAGCTGCAGCCCAGTAACAGATAGCATAACCTTCTACTGCTACAGTTACCTCAACTGGGTAAGCACGCTGGCCTGCATAAGCAGGAGTCTTGGTGTCAGTTACAGCAATACCGAGGTAAACCTCACCAGAAGCAGCAGTGTACTTCTTAATGGTACCGTCAGTATGCAATGCTACCGGCATACCCTGAACGATTGTTTCACCCTCTTTCACGTTGAAAGCCTGATGAAGCTTGTGGGATTCATGCTTATAAATCACCACTTTAGGAGTCTTCTGACCGTAGAGAGTCAGTTGATTTCCAGGATTGAGTACATTCATAATTCGTGTGATTTAATTTGTTATACCTTATTAATATATTTATGACAACTTACTACGGTAGAGATCGTCAATGGCCATCTCGGTGTTAGTAGGCTGCTCCTGATTCTGCTGAACAGTAGTGTCCTCCTCTTTTGCCGAAGATGCACGATTAATGTCATGAGAACCGCATTTAGCGCAATGGAGAGGGAACTTCTCCTCCAGACGGGCTTCGTAGTCCTTCTTGAGGGAAAGCAGAGTCTGCAGGCCAGTTGTGTCGGCATTGATCATGGTTACGATTGTCTCATCGACGTTGTCACCATTGAGCTTCTTGTAAGCCGTTACAGTAGCCTCACGGAGAGATGCAATGTGGTTCTTACCTACAGTAGCCATCTCATTCAAATTAGCAATCTCAGTGTCCTTCTGGGCAATTGACTGCTTGAGAGAAGTGATCTCGGTGTCCTTATTGGACAACTGCTCTGCAAAAGAATTCTTGTCTTTTACCAACTGAGCAACCAGAGAGATTACTGCATCGCAACTCTGTTCCTGGCCCTCTGCCAACTGGAGCATGTTCTCACCGAAGAGCTTCTCAAGAAATTCCTTAAGTTCTTGATTCATGTTCTTATTTTTTTGAGGTTCACTATTAAATGTTTCCTTATTACTAAGAGATTGAGTATTGTTATTATTTTCGTCTTGTGTTTCCAGTTCTTTAAGGTCCTGGAAAGCGTATACCTTCGGAGATTCTTTCTGATATTCAGAGTAACTGTTCCAGGTTCTGTTGGCAAAACCAGGATTAATTATCTTACCATCAGAGCCAATTTTCTGAGCATAAGCATCAGCTCCGTGAGATACAAGAGAAGTTTCAAGATATCTAACGATGTTAGTAACTACCCTACGTACCATAACACCCTTAGAATCGTAAGTACCAATCTTATCCCAGAAATCCTCATCAGACATTTCAGGATGAGATTTATCCCAAACGAACTGTACTGTTACCGAATTACTGTGGATAGATGGAGGATCCATAAGAATGCCTCGAGCAATACGAGGATTAGCCTTACCATCAATCTTTAATACTCCATTAATACCAGCAGGAACGAAGATGTTACCGTCTTTGTATGATTCCTGCCACATGACCTTAGATACAGCACCGATGGCATTACCAATATCGGTCTCATGGTCGCAATTGACTGTCTGACCAAGGAGCAATCTCATTGAATTTTTAAGAACATTGTCCTTACTAAAGTCTGTAGGCATCCAATTTTTGCTTACTATGGTTGCCGACAAGAGTCTAAAGACAGGCTCTATAAATTCATTCTCCTTTGGTTTTAAGTCTTCCTCTGTGAGCTCAGGGTAATAAGTATGGTAATTAATATTACCACCAAATAAGCCGAGCTGTTGAATAGATTCTTCTGTTGGTTTGTGCCACTCATAGAACTTCTCATTAAATTCCTGAGCACCGATCTGTTGTGGTACATAACCAGCAAGAATTGTGTGGCCCTGGCCGATAACAATAGAATCGACCTGTTCCTTGTTCTTGTGTAAAATTACTGGTGGCATTTATCTTGGATTTGATTTTTGATCACCTCGTTTTGGGGTTGGGTTTGATTTATCCCTAGTCCTTCGAGCAGACTTGTTTTCATTGTCCTGATCTTTCTTCTTCTTGGCTGGATCATCAGGATTATAATTCTCCTTCTTTACTCCAGCTTGATCTTCTGGATCAACTCGAGGCTCTGCTTGATCCGGAGAATCATATCCCATTTCCCAAGCATATTGAGCCTGACCGATGATACCATCACGGTACAAAGAATTCAAGTTAGCTATCTTATACTGGAGAGCCTGCTGAACCTTAACATCATCGGCAATAGTTGATGTAGCCCATGTGATCTTTATTCCCTTATTATTAAAGCCTGCTAAGCGAAGCTCAAGGTTATAAAGGAACTCCAATACATAAGATACTATCATTTGAATATTACGAAGCTGAGATATCATCTTAGAAAGAATAATACCCATACCACCTTCTGTGTTAGCCCCACTAACTCCAATAATATTGCCGTTAATACCTAAGCCATTAGCAACTCTCTGTTGATTAAGATTCCAAAGCTTATCGGCACTTCCAAGATCTTTGGTAGTAGAAGTCATTTCAAACTCATGATCATCCATGTAACCAACTACCAAACCATCCTTCATACCATCCTTCAGATTCTGTTTTGTCTGAACAAGAGTACGATTGAGTCTAGCCTCATACTTTCTATTACTCTCATCAGGATTAGGATCTGGTTTTGCAACCTTAGCAGTAAGGAATCCGAGGAATCCCATCTGCTCCATGATATGCTTGAAATTTGTCATCATATCATGTTGACCCTTGATAGAATCCAAAGAAGACATGAATGGAGGTATTCCGTATGGCTCATCGGTATCATTGTACATACCAGCATAAACATAGGTTTCTGTGTTTAGCTTGATGTAATCAAGATTCTTGACCATGAAGTTCTCATTACGTTGATAAGGCTGGTAAACACCATTGTTCTCTCTCTTGAACTTGATGTTATCAGGTTTAAGAAAGAGAATTGTTGTCAAACCATTCAAATCATTGTTAGGAACTCCTTCTACAGAAATAGCTCCTCCAACCATAAGTTGGACAATCATTTTATTTACAAGGCCATCTATACCTGCAGAGTAAGCAGACCACTTCTTAGTAGCTTCTTTGAGGTGGTTTCTCATCTTTTCTGCTTCCTGATCGGTGTTGTTTGGGAACGTAACCATGTGACCAGTGTTTGCAAGTTTAAAGGTTTCCTGAATGGCGATTGCCATATCTGGGTTAACCTTATATAACCTGCGAATCAACTGAATTACCTCTACTCTAAAAGATGGAGTTACCATTTGGGTAAGACCATGGAGAGTAGAGGTAAAATCTGTTGAATCCTCTGGCACTGATACACGACCAGGAGATATAGAAGATACCTTTGTTTTAATTCCCTCCTTATATTCCATAGGAGGAGGAGATTCAACCTTAGGTTTCTTTCTCCAAAATGCAAAGGGGTTCTTCATTTGGGTTGTACTACTATGTTTGTTTTACTCTTGCGAATATGATTACAGATGGCTTTACCAAAAATATCATCATCTGCGTATACCAAGTCATCATCACCTTCATCTGCAGCTTGGGTATTTAGTCGATGCTTACCCATAGCAACTGGTCTTCCTAAAGAGTCATATATAAAGGTGTATGCTTCTTGTACAAAAAATGGGTCCTTGATTATTATGTTCTCTTCTCGAACATCTTCCTCAAGTCCCTCAATTATGGTAGTTCTATTTTTGGTAGTTGTAAGCCAACCTGGAGAAGCATCTACCTCTGGTTTTCGCTTACCTTTCTTTTTCAGCATCTTCTGGTAGTAATACAGCCGAGGGTATCCCTCAGTCTGTAACTTAGATGTAACTGCCAATCCCACATCGTTGGACTCAGGAGCAAGTAGTGCCCAGTTATAAAGTCTGCCAGTATCTCCCAAGAGAGTGGCATACTTATCCACCGGAATTCGTCCCTTATAGACGCATTGTTCTTCTCCTGCCTTGTCCATACATGTAAACGAAGAATAGTCAGTTGAACGGCCTGTGGCAACGTCGGCACCGATGAAGTATTCCACTCCTTTAGCCGGCTTAGTGAATTGGCGGTACTGACCATTCATTCGTTTTACAATGGCTGGGTAATCCGTTAGGCAATCCTCGATGGCCTTAATATCGGTCAGATCGAATACGGTGTTACCTGAACCGAGGAAGTCTCCATCTATCTCCTGTGCTGTTCGTCGTGCACCAAGGTTCTTAGACATCGTCTGATACCAGCGATCATCTCGTTCCGGGTGCATTCTCCAATACAAACGAAGAGGATTAAACTCATTGGCATGTGCCATGGCATCTACCCAAGTAGAGTGGTAGAAATTACCCATTCCCAAAGGCGTGGAGTTCACGATAGCAGAACCACCTGTAGACAGGGTAGGAAGTGCGGCAGCCCAAATTTGTCCGGCCCAACGAACCATGGCAGCCTCATCAATCACTAGTAGTGTTAATGCTTCTGAACGTCCAGCCTCTGGGGATGTAGGAATTGACTCAATGAATGAACCATTGGAAAACTCCATTGTACTGGCTGAGCCATACTCTCCAGGACGACCGTTAATGATCGGCGTTTGCATATACCACGGGAGATTCTTGTACATGTACTTAATCTTGCGTAGTACCTTTTTGGCAACGGTGTCCTTGATGGAGATAATGTTTATCTTCTTGTTATCATGGAACATAGCTAACCAGAGACAGTACATAGAGATTAACTCTGTAATACCCGCCTGTCGGAACTTCAAGATTATATTAAACCTCTGAAGGACGAATTGGTAGAGTACTGACTTCTGGTACGGGTAGAGATAGAAATGAGTTTTTCCCCTTACCGGATGTATTACATAACAGAAGGTGCTGAAAAAGAAAACATCGTTTGCAACCTTTGCCAAGGTTTTTAGTTCTTCCTTGGTTAGGCTACTAGGAGTTTCTATTTTCTTAGCCATTATTTACTCAAGTTATAGGTGATTGAAAACTCTAGATCAGTGCCTATTTTATCTTGTAGGCAAGGATAATAAAATCCATTTAGACCCAGTTTATATTGTAGGTTCCGAGTCTTGAAAGAAATTCCTATTCCTGCATCTGCCATTCGGTTAAAGTATCTGTACTTGGCATAAACATAGGGCTCTAACTTCAATTTGAATCCTACCTTCTTTTGGGTTAATTTCCCATTTACCCAATTGTATGAGAAATTTTCTAGGTCCAATTTAAACTTCTCTGTAAAGTAAGAATCATTTAAAGGCCTGAAAAATGAAAGGCTTAGATCTTCTTTACTGAGGAGCATCTGAACTAAAGAGTCTCCCTCTAATGATTGGTTACTGAGTGTATCAGTTGTGCTATCCTTTTCGTTTTTGTTTGACCAAGCATTTCCGTAGAGGAAGACATATTGTGGTAGTAACTGAGTAGTGTATTCTTTTACAGGCTTATACGGCTTGTTGACGTATACAGTATCAGTCTTTCCTATAACTTTCGGTTGTGCATTAAGTTTAGAGATCTCCTGCCTCTGGTGTAAATACCCGAAGCAAAGGATAATAGTAATCCCTAATAACAGAAATGTAGCAATTTTGTACTTCATAATCTCAAACCTTTACGTGCTATGCGCATACGCTATATATGTTCTTTCTTTTTTATAAAGAGTTAGGACTTTAGGACTAACTCTTTATATTTCTTTGAGCTTTAGCGAAAAGAAACATCCTTCCTTTAAAAGAGAAAATATATAAAAGAGAAAATTTTCCCTCCTTAGAAGAAAAGGCGTAGCTTCCTTTTAGCTATCTAAACACTGTTTAAACCAAATCCCAGTTTCATAAACTGCTCCTTTGGCAAATACATTCCTAGCCTTATTCAACCAGTAGATTGGCTCATTTTCGTCATAGTAAATTCTGAAAGTATCAGGGAATCCCATAATATTTCGTATATCATTTATCCCTAATGGCCATCCATCAGGTCTAAATTGTCTATCTGCTGGTCTTACAGTAAGAGGAGGTCTATCAGATTCTAACCTATATACTCCAGGAAGAGTAGACATCTTAGCTGTCTTAATAGGCCATTTCTTCTCAGATTTGAAATCATGAGTCCAAAGGTAGTGGATTCTCTTTACAGTAAGGTTTTCTTTCTCTGGCAATTTACGATAATCATACATCGCCAATATTTTATTTTTTGGCGGCATATAATTGGTATTATTTCCATCGAAATAGGCTGCCTCCAGTAAATTTCTAGTTACCTTTGGGGTATTAACTTGGAATATTCTTTTGAAATTTTCTTTATTAAACTTAGAACTACCTTTTTTAACCCCTATAATTAACAACCTTTTCCTTGATGCTTGGGAGTTACCAAGATCCAACATAGAATGATTGTGAAATATGAGGTCGTACTTCTTGAATATCTTCTCCCATACTGCTGTTGGCATTAGGTTTAGAAGCTTAGGTACGTTCTCTAATAGGAAAACTTCTGGCTTATAAGTTAAAACTGCCTGAATCAATAGGTTAATTGTCCTGTTTGATTCCGGGTTTCCAAGTTCTTTTACCTTTGAAAGCCGCATTGTAGAGCTTGCACCACAATCTGGAGAGCCTACTATGATGTCTGGACGTTTCTTTAAGTCGAAAAATACTGTTTCGAAAGGTATTTTTCCAAAATTTAGTCGCCAATTCTCTTCTTTTTTAGTGTGAAATACAGCTCTTGGCTCCACGTTGCCAAGAATTTTGTAGGTTTTGTCGTTTAAAAAAGGTAGCAGCAAAGCACCACCACCTGCTGCTACCCCTAACACTCTAGTTCTTTTCATATTATCTCAACATTTTTAAATAATATTTCCAGGCAAACTTCTCTCGATGATCGTTATACCAGTCTGTGTTCTGAGTATTATAAGCTTCTGCTTCTAACGGTATGTGTCTATAAGCAGTTTTGTGGTTCATTTTAAACCAGATCCTGTTCTTTAAGTAGTAATAACAGTAAACTGGTAAGAAACCAACGTACCAAAGCTCCTTCCACTGGAGAGTATGAGTGTACTCATGTCTCTTATAGGCTGGATTTTTAAGGAATTTTTCCTTATCTCTGGTAAAAACTATACCGCAAATGTTGATAGCTAAGTATCCTGGAAATGGGATGATTTTATTCTGGATTATTTTCATTTTCTACTGTCTTTAACCATGTTTCTTTTGAGCCTAAAGATATGATTAAAGATCGTAAACTGTTATAATACGACGGAGAAGTAGCGTATTTCGCTTTATTATTATCCGTGATCTTCAAAGCAAACATCAAAGGCTCATTTCTGTAGGGCCAAGCATCCTCATACATCGGTTTCTTAAAGATAGAAGTATGATCTGCAAGGCATTCTTCGAGAGTTTCATAATGACGGAAAGCTCGTTTTACTGTATACTGCCACCGTCCACTATCTAATTTTAGCTTCCTGAGTATCTTATCAGGTGGAGAGAAAGTCTTTCTATCGTGTGCAAAGTACTCTTTGGTCTCTACCATATCAGTTGGACCTTCCCAAGATCCTTTGGTAATACCAAAAATATTATTCTCTCCAATAGTGTGAGCTCCCCATCCTGTTTCTAAGATGGCTTGAGCTGTTACAAATAATGGGTGTATCTCACCACCCATAGCTGCTTGGTAGACCCTTTTAGCAAAGGCCATTTGTCTTTCGTTAGCTGCCATAGTTTAACTTGGTTTATTATTAATATGGATATGAGTATTGCCGAGAACATCTTATACTCTGAGTTCTATTTGATTATGTAATAATATAAAATATAGGATTGTATGTACAAAATCACAGTTAATTGGTATGAAAATTATTGCCAAATAGATGAAAGTTCCGATTTCTATGACGAACTGTTCAATAAGATATGGCCAATCTATAATACTTCTAAGGAAGATGTAGAAACCCAAATATATAACCTAATCTCTAACCTACCAAGTAACCACTATGGGAAGTTCGAAGACCAAACAGAGGTTATACATAAATATTTAATATAAAAATTTGCATATATCAAAAATTTTTAGTAATTTTGCATAAATAAAAATAAGTATATAAACATTAAACAACAACGACAATGACAAAGCTCAAACTTGAAATGGAAGTTGTCTATGTAGAAGCTAATCTTATCGATAAGACTAAGGTTATCAGAGTAGACAAGGAGAATGGAACTGCTGTTCTTGCTAACGGCATAGTATTAAACCGAGAGATCCTCAAAAAGGGTTACTTTAAAAGAGCTGGCAGAAGATCTGAAGCTAAAGCTTATCTATATGAACCTGGGAGTGAAGGTTACAAAATCTACGAGGCTTACATCAACAGAGTTCAGTTGATCAACCTCATTCCTGCAATAAAGCAAGAGATAGAGAAGAAGGATATTATGGTTGACCAAGGTTGGCTTAAAGAATTTAGAAGTATAATCGAAAAATTTATAGGACAATGAAAACATTTTGGATCATTATTGCCATAGTATATGGCGTAGCTTTTATCCCAGCTCTTAGAACTGCTATAGCATTCTGGTTACATAAAGACAATGATGCAACTGCTTATTTGGCAATGCAACATGGTTTCTTAGCTGGTTTCTTTAAGATTTGGGTTATTTATCCGTTCTTCATCATCAAGGATTGCATTAATTCACTAAAAAGAGATAAAGATGAATAAGGTAATATTATTTGGTACAGCCCATCTTGAGAATCCCTGGATTCCAGGGAAACTCTCTCCAGACAAAAGCTTCCAAGAGGCAGTATTCTCTAGAGAACTTGCAAAAGATCTAGCAGTAATTATGCAGAGTTATGGGTTTATTTCTCTAGTAGACTACCCTGGGCTTGCCCCAGACGGCATTAATATTAAAGCATTCCCAAATAATTGGGAGGATCAGCAAATGGCAGAGCTTAACTTCCGAGTTAAGAAGGTAAATGAATTGGTAAAGCAGTATGGTAAGGATAATGTAATTTACGTTAGCCTTCATAATAACGCATCAGGTAATGGGCAATGGATGAAAGCAAGAGGTTGGGAGGTATATACATCTCCAGGTAAAACCAAATCCGATATACTGGCAACCTGTATGTGGAATGCTGCTAAGAATTACCTTGGAGATTTAACCACTATGAGATCAGATTGGTCAGATGGAGATCCAGATAAAGAAGCTAAGTTCTTTGTACTTACCAAGACCAAATGTCCTGCAGTATTGGTAGAGAACCTATTTATGGATAACAAAGATGATCTTAGGGTCCTTACTGGAGATGTAGGCTTTATGCTTATAGAGAGAACCATAGTAGAAGGTATATTAAATTATTGGCTTAAGGTATGACTCACTACATAGAAGATAATAATAAAACAGCCAAGGCCTTCATTGATTCAGAAGATGGAGAGTTATTTATCTCGGTATTGGTAAAAGAAACCAATGAACAATATGACTTTGGCTTAGATGAAAAAGAATTGGAAACCCTTAAGTTTTTAATTGAACATGGCAAACAGAAGAGGTAAGGTATGTAGGTTTACTCCCTATCCTAAAGAGGAGAAGAAACCTGACCTTGAGAAGGAGAAAACTAGGTTAGATATAGAAATCCTAAAATCCATTAGGTATAAGTTTAAGGCCGATAACGAGCTTAAGTTTCACTTCGATAAGATTATCACTAAATTAAATAAGGAGATAAAGAAATGACTTGGGAGTTTTGGTTTACCATAGGAATAGCCTTAATCCTTATAGGTACTGTAATATGGGCCTTTGTTGGGATTAAGAAAAAGGATAATCCAGTAAGGTTATCTAATTATTTATTTTGCATATAGAATAGTAGAGGATGATGCCAAGGCATTGCCTACGGAGTTTCTAGTAAACTGGAAGATTAAAATCATCTGTATCTTTTATATTTAACTCTTGAAGAAGACCTTTATATGGAGGGTTATTTGCATAGTATATGGGTTGATTATGAGGGTTTGGATGATGTTTATATTGATGTATATGAAGTTGAAGGTATGATGGATACTAAGCATACATTGATAGGTAAGTTTTGGGTGGTAGAAGGTAAGATGGGTTATACTCCAGTCTAGGAAGCCCTTTAATACGTATAGGAGGTCCAGGTAGTAGTATATTGCCTGGGCTTTCTTTTGTGTGTTTTTCGAAATAATAT